CGAGTCGGGCCACGACGCGGGCTTGTTGGTGCCGAAGAACACCGCGCCGTCGAGCACCGCACCCAACGCCTCCGCGATACGGGGGCGGACCTCGGCCCAGACATTGATCGAAGTGTCCTCGAAGACGTTCTCGTGAACCGGAACGATGACAGCGATCTCCTCTGCCGTCAGGGTCTTACTCGCCCACACCTGCTCCGCGGTGGGCTTCACGCCCGTCGCATCCGCGGCCTCCGTCACGAACCCTGCGGAGGGGAGGGCGTCGATCACCGGCATCCGGGCAGTAGAGGTGCCCATGCGGATAGACCGGAAGGTGCGAAGAGCAGCCGAGCCTTCTGCCGCCTGCTGGAACACCTCGTTGGTGTCCTGTCGGGACATAAGGGCTTCGGCGTCTGCCCTGTTGATGTCAGCCATCTAAGGTTCCTTTCAAGAACCCCGAGCAGCAGCTCGGAGTAGCGAGTCCATGTCGGTCCCGCTTTCGGACGGGTCTTTGCCTCGAGGCCCTGCGTCAACATCGCCTCGGGGCTTGCCCGGTTTCAGTTCATCGAGGAGCACGTCCGCGTCCGCGGCCATCTCCTCTTCGGTGTCTCCCTGGAGCCGCGAGATGAGGCTCTTGGGGAGGTTCTTATCTACTCCGACTTGGAGACGGAGAACCTGCTTGCGAGCCGCCTCCGCGTCGCGCTTGGCGGTATCAGCTTCATCACGCAGCTTGTCCGTCTCGGACTTGCCAGCGTCTTCGATCTCTTTCAGCTTGAGCCGGAGCTTCTCCGCTTCTTTGTTCGCCTTCTTGACCGCCGACTCCATCGCGGCGATGTCATTGGGCTTCTCGGTGCCCGTCTCGGGCTTCGCCTGCTCTTCAGGCTTCGCTTCCGTAGCCTCCGTCTCGGAGGTGTTGTTGACGTCAACCGTCACGGTCGACTCCTTTCCAAAGAGAAGAGCCCCTCCGTCGCGGAGAGGCCCTTGGGGGTTTGCTGGTGGTGCGTGTTGCTCAGTTGAGAGTTTGGCGCTCGATCTCGATCTCGATTAAGTTGAGAGAGACCCACGCATCAACCCCATATGCCTCGCGCAAGACACTCAGCGCTCTGGCCCTACGCCTCTTGGCCCTACGCCTGATCCACCAACGGTAGGGAGCCATTTTCGAGCCTCTCTGCTAGTTGAACGCTGGGCCTTGAACACACTGGCAGCCGACATGACGAAACATGGTCACTGTCGGTGGACGCACGATCCCATCTGCCAGGTTCGAGCACACCGGGCACGGGTCCATGTCCGTTATCCGCACCCAGCCTTCGATGCCTCGCTCGATCATGGCGACACCCATCGCCCACACCGCTGCCTCTGCAGCGGAATCGCGAGCTAGTCGGCCTAACCTGAGACGCTGCGACTCCCTCAAAGTGTCTTTCGAATCGGCGTAGTCGATGTCTTCGGTCAGCACCGACGTGACCGACCGATGCAGTCTCTCTTCATCAGACGTCGGAGGCGTGATACCCAGTGGGGCTGTGCGTTGGCGTAGCGCCCGGATGACATCGGCGGTAAGTGCCAGGTCTGCCAATGCCACCCCTTTGACCCTTGCTCGAGCGATAACCACTGAAGCAAGAGCCACGAAGCGGGATCTATCTATGTCTCCTCTCTGGTAGCGGTTGTAAAGAACCAGAACCTCTCGCTCCGTCTGGGAGGCGAGTCTTCCTACTCCGTCGCGGAGCTTGCTCACTCTTCAAGCAGATTGGAGATGTCGGAGGCAGCGGAGATCACCGCTTCCTGCATCCTCATGCCTCGCATCTTCTCGATGTCCTGCGGCGAATAGCCGAGGCGGTCAACCGCGTACTCCCACGGGATGAGGCCCGCGCCGTGCTGCTTGATAACGGCATCGGTGAGCTCACCCTCAGTGCGGTACTCAGGGTCCTTCCACTTGATCTCCGCATCCCAGGCGCGAGCCTTAGCTTCGTTGCCCTCGACCAGATAGCCGAGTCGGAAAGTTTCCTCGTAGCTCTCACCAAGAGGCACCTCACGGTCCCTGACCTTCGCCACCAGCCCCGTCTCTGACGACTTCAGAGCATCGCCACTCGGACTTTGGCCCGATTGGGTGAAGTAATGGCGCGGGGTTCTGGACTGGAACGCTGCGTCTTGGATCAGAGACTCTTTGGCCTTCACGTAGTTGGTGAGATCGGCGGGTGCGAACTGGCCGAACTTAGCGTCGTTGTTCGGGGTCGCCCATACCCGATCCAACGCAGCCACGAACGGTTTCATCTCCCGTCCGTCCTTATCTACCTTCTGCTCCAACCCGACCGCCCATCTCTGGGGGTAGGCCGCGAACTCCGAGGCGAGAACCATGTCGCAAACTAGTTTGTTGATGGCATCTTGGATCGGGATGATGGACTTGATTTCGCTTCGTCCTTCACCACGAACGGTGGGATCGTTGACGAACTCCACCACCGGGACGACTCCGAGCGGATTGGTAAGAACCGGCTCGTCGCCTCGTGGCACCCATTGGACCTGAGCGAGATCCCCTGCGAACTCGTTCACGGGGTTCTTAGACGTGAACTTGTGGATCTCATTCGGGAGATACAGTGTTGCGAACTCCAACCCCGTCCACTCATCCGTCCACCGCTTGAGCGCTGCTTCTCTTCGCCGTGGTGTGTCCGAGGATGACGCCACGATCATCTGCAGTGAGTCCTCGACCGTCATCACCGCTTTGGAGTCTGAATCGCCCCACACCGTCACATAGCCGAACCCTGTTGTAGCGGTTTGAGTGTGGTGCTCTTGAGAGTGGGCGTCCATAGCGTTGCGTTGCCACATCGCCCAAGCTTCAGGATCGTAGGCAGTCATCTGCTCGGACGGGTCATTGGTCGGCGTAGTGATGCCTTGCACCTTCATGCGCTCGGCCATCGCCTGCACGATGACGCCACAGATGTTGTCCGACAAGTCTCGGAACAAACCCCCGTAATGTTCCTTGAACTTCTGCGAAGCGAACGCGAGGTTGTGGTCGCCTTCGTAGTAGTCGAGGTACTTACGGATGCGCCGCAACCTATGAGAGTGCTTCTCAGTCAGCTTGGCGACCCACCACACCGGCGACCCCGGCTTCTGGTTGATCGGTGTTACTGGAGCCATGAGCGCCAAATGGTTCCCCTTTTACGAGAAGGTGAAGAAGGTCTTGTCCCCACCGGAGTTCCCACCGGCGGCGATGCAGTCGTTCCGAGCCTCACGGGACAAGATCCCCGCCATAGCCAGGTCGATCTTGTTAGGTGAGGTTGGGTGCTCTTTCTGGATGACCCAGAGCCGTTGGCCCTCTTCATCTCTCATGTTGGTGCTGCGTTTGCGCGCGTTGGCGATGTGATTGGCGTAGTGCGAGTCTCCGTCGTGGGACATCTCGCCAGCCCTCATAGCGTTGGCGAACGCTCTAACCGCGTAAGCCATCTTCTTTGGTGGCCGGGTGTCCCAGGCGATCACCTTGTCTGCGCCGAACTCCGCCGGCCATTCCGAGTTGACTTGCGTTTCCCAGTACCAGGGGTCCGCATAAAGCCGCCAGATGTCGAACCTGTCGAACAGGTGCCGGAGAGTGTCTGTCACCTCGATGGGAGACACCTCCCAATCAGGTGAACCGTCGTTCTCCCATAAGCCAACCTGCTGCTGGTGGCCTGTTTCAACATGAGTCAGGATCAGTCCGGTTGCGTCGTGATACCTGGCACCATCGAAGCCGAGAGTCACGAGTTCCTTGTCGGCGACAACAGCCTTAGCATCTGCGAGTGTTGCCCATCGCTTCGTATCGAACGCTTGCTCAGAGCCCTTCACGATCATGTTGAAGAAGTAGCGGAGAGCGTCCTCAGGTTCGGTGTCGACGTCTGTAGCGTCCTCGTAGATGCGCTCGATGTCCACGAACCTCGTTGAGTCTCCGTAGACGTGAGCTAGTGCTTTCATGCACTTCGGCTTGTTACGTAGATCGGCGGCGGAGAGCTGCACCTGCGGCCCTATGTCCATCAGGAGTCCTGCCTGCTCTTTGCCCTTCGCCTGTTCGGACTTCTCTGCCACCGAGCCCTCGCCCGGTTGGTATGCGTTCGTGGACTCGATAGACACACCGCCCATCTTGGCGACGTTTCGCCGGATGGTTGCCGCGAGCTTCGTCCCGCCGTTGCTCTGCCGCCAGAGGTGCGTCTCATCCAAGACTGCCGAAGTAACCGGCTGGCCTTCTCTGGAACCCGATGCCGCCGTTACCGGCTCGAGACGTCCCGGCCTACCCTTCAGGAAGATTCTCGTCAACCCGACATCGAGCCCGAACTCCTCGACCGCGGGCGAATCACGAAGCATCTCGAACAGGGCGACGTATGTGTTATCAGTTTGATCGATGGAGCAAGCTGCCACCTGGACCCAGGGTGAGTTATGCACTACTCCTATGGGT